ACTTCTTTACGTAAATCTCGAAAGAATAAGCTAGCTAATTATAATCTACGTATCAATGAGATTGATACTACAGATGTACAAAGTACTTGTGATCCTCACAAACTTTACGGAGATACATTACCTGACTCGTTTAAACATATTGGTAGAGGTAACGCCTACATCAATCTTTTAATAGGAGAAAAGTTAAAAAGATCCACTGAGTATAAAGCTTACTTATCATCAAAAGATCAAGATGGTATCTCTATGAAAGAGACTGCAGCTAAAGAAGAACTTCTTCAAAAGGTAAGTGCAGAAGTAATGGATACTTATAAAGATGAAAAGCAAGCTGAACAAAGATTAGGAGAATTAAAAAATTATTTACAATACGATTGGCAAGATATTCGAGAAAAAACAGCGAATCAAATGCTGAAACGTGAAGTACAACGTCAAGAAGTACTTAGTAAGTTTGCAGGCTGTTTCGAAGATGCTTTAGTATCCGGAGAAGAAATTATTCACATTGATGTAGTAGGAAGAGATATTGTTGTAAGGAAAGTTAACCCTTTACAATTTTATACAATTGGAACTGGTTTCAGTGAAAAAGTAGAAGACGCAGATATTATAGTTGAATACGAATATCTTTCAACGGGTCAGATAATTGACCGATACTATGAAGAACTTAAGCCTACTCAAATTGATTCTTTAGAAAGAGGAGATAATGGAAAAGGTAAAGAAGGAACAGGTAATCCTTTTCAAAATTTAACAGTAACTGATGGTAACAATGGCAGTGGTAGTATATTTGGTGGAGTTTATGTTATGGAGCCTAACCAAGCAGCACACTACGGAAGATACAGAGACTCAAAAGGAAACACTTTAGTTACGCATGTAAATTGGAGATCACGTAAGAAAATCGGAGAACTTACGTACTTTAACCCAGACGACGGAGCTGAAGAAAAAACTATTGTACCTGAAGGATATATTCCTGATGACATGATGGGAGAGACAATTAAGTGGTACTGGGTAAATGAATGGTATAAAGCTACTTTAATTGGAGAAGACGATCTAGTCGATTGGGGCCCTATTCCTTTTCAGGGAAGGTCTTTGCATCAATTATCAGTTGGAAGTCCTAATTATGTAGGCTTATATTTTAATACTAATCAAGGTGAAGTACATTCATTAATGGATGTTATTAAACCATTAGATTACTCGTACGACATCGCTCATTGGAATAGAGATAAACTAATTGCTAAGCATTTTGGTTCTACAGTATTCTACAACTTATCTATGGTACCTTCTGGATGGGATCCTGAACGATGGATGGACTACGCTATAAATAAAGGCTTTGCTCCTTTAGATCCTACAAATGAAATTCTTAAAGGCCCTTCACAAGGTAAGTCAGCTGGTGTTTATAACCAAATGACGGCTACTTCTATTACTTCAGGAGCTGCTCAAGATATTCAAATGTACACTGATATAATGTTAGGGCTAGAAGATCAGATGTCTAAGATCTCTGGAATTTCTCCACAAAGAGAAGCTCAAATATCAGCATCTGAATCAGCTACCGGATCACAGTTAGCGTATCAACAATCAGCTGCTATTACAGAAATTTACTTTCATAAGCATGCTTTGTTCGAAAAAAGAGCTCTTAGTTTATTACTTGAAAAATGTAAGTACCTATACTCTAAGCATCCACAAGCTGGGCAATATATGTTTGATGAATTAGGAGTAGCTATGATTTCTTCTTATGACGAAATTGGAGAACGAACATTTGATATTCATATTTCTAATTCCGGAAAAGAAGCTCAGTTACAAGGAGCTCTTAAAGAGTTATCACATGCAGCTATGCAAAATGGGCAAGCTACGTTTAGTGACATTATGAGTATCTATTTATCTGACTCTACTCAGGACTTAGCTAAGAAGCTTAAGATTTCAGCTGAAACTATCCAGCAACAGCAACAACAAGCTGAAGCTGATAGACTAGATAAAGAAATGGCAGACCGTGAAGCAGCTCGTACGTATGACAAGTGGATTAAAGAAAGAGAGTTCGATATTGAAGAACGTAAGATTGAGCTTGCTGAAATGGAATTTGAAGATAAAATTCAAGATACTAATCGAAACTGGATCAAAGACGAGGTCGAATACGATATGGCTTTATTAGATCAACAAGGAAAAGATAAAGATCGAGCTTCTAAAGAAAAAATGGAAGCTAAGAAACTTGCTACTCAAGTAAAGATAGCCGGTATGAAACCTAAACCTACTAGTAAATAATGAGAACAACTACAGAAACATACAATGAACTCGTTTCTTTAAAGGTATAGAATTAGATTCCCCCATAGGACATTCCTTTTACTTAGAAAAATTTTCAGATCATATTATTAGTATAATAGGTAATATAGACGCTTATTTAATGGATAGCAGCGAAGTTTCTTATCATACTGAAGCAGATTTAGAATAATAACGCTATTAACCAACGCTAATATATTGTAACTGACTTACAGAATGTATTTAAATGACTTATAAATTTGAACTTAATTAATAGAAAATGGCAGACTTTTCAAACGTAAGAATCCTTTCACCCGAAGAAGTGGCGAACGGAGCAAATCCTTTTGCAGATCCTAATGATGGAGCAGGAGGTACTGATGACAATAACGGAGGAGGACAAGATCCTAATCCAGATAATACAAAAGGAACCGGAGGTAATCCGAATCCAGACGGTATAAGAATACTAGGGCCAGACGAGGTTGTAAAACTTGCAGCAGACCCAAATAAAGGTGATGACGGAGGAGGAGACGATCCTAAACCAGCAAACACTGGAGGTGATGTAAATGTAAGCTTTCAAAAGCTTGCAGAAGTTCTTTCAAATAAGGGATTATTCGAACTCCCAGAAGATGGTAAAGTAGAATCGGAAGATGATATTTTAGATCTGATGAGAAATAAAGTCGATAAGCAATCTCAAGATGTGTTTAATGCATGGAAAGCTAAGCTACCTGAAAAGGAACAAGCTTTCCTAGGAATGAGAGAAGCAGGTTTTGATACTGATGAAGCAATACAGCTTTCAGATTATCAAGAATTTGTTACTGGTGTAAACGAAAACTCAGATGAGGAGACTCTTAGTAGGACTTATGAGCTCTATCTTCAGATGAAAGATTTACCAGAATCTGAAATTAAAGACAACTTAGAGTCAGCAAAAGACTTGAATAAGTTAAAGGAAAAAGCTTTAATGGCTAAAACTGAAATCGAAAAAGGAATCAAAGTAGAAGTTGATACTCGAGAGAAGAGAACTCAAGCTAAGATTGCGAGCGATGAAAAAGCTAGAACGGATAATTACAATAATCTGATGACAATGATTGATACCAAAGAGGAACTTATTCCCGGTATTAACTTGACACCAGTTATGAAACAGAAAATTAAAGACTCTATGACGAAAGCTGTAGAGACTGACGGAGATCAACAACTAAATTATGTTGCTGCCCTTCAAAAGAAAAACCCTCAAGGGTTTAACGTATTGATGCATTATTATGCACAATTAGGTTTATTTAATATTGGTGATTCTGGTGAATTAAAACCAGACTTATCAAAGTTAAACCGAAAGACAAAGACAAAAGATGCTGAATCTATTATAGATGCAGTAACTGGAGGCTCAGGCAGTAAAGAAGGTAGTGATGGGAAACCTAATAACTTTCTTGAAAAACTTGAGAAGTATAGTAAGAAAAATAACTTTTAATAACCAATTTTAAATTCAATTAATCATGGCAGGTAGTTTAAACCTACAAAAGTACCAACAACTTGATTACCGCGGTCTAGTCACAGATCAGCATTTGCATTCTCTTTATATGCAAAAGCCTGAGCTTATTAGTAACGCGATCAAGCAGTTGTATGAGACTAACCTGAGCATGTCCTACATGAACTTCGTAGAGAAGTTTCCTGTAGAAACAGTTGACCAAGAAAATGGTTTCTACGAATGGATGCTGCAAGGGCAACATGAGAGAAACTATGTTCTCATGGACACTGAAGACAGCTCCGGTAATCTTCAATCTGATGGATCCTTAACAGGAAACGTTGGAAAAAATCAAGCACAATTTTATGTGCATTTCTCTGAAGACTTCGCAGACGTACATGACGTACTTCTAGGAGAGCAAGAGTACGTGAAACTTTTAATTCATAGCAAAGAGCCTGGAAACGGTGGAGGTACTAAGTACCGAGTAGAGATGTTAACAGATGATGTTACTAACTCTATCCCTGTTAACGATGAGCTATTCAGAGGTGCTAAGTTCTCTAAGGACTACAACATCCAAAATAGTACATTGTCTTATACTGGTTCTAGACCATCTTTCAGTTCTCCATTCAGAATGCAGAACAGATTGTCTATGCTTCGTATGGAGTATGAAGTTCCAGGTAACATGATCGAAAAAGGAAAGAATGAGCCACTAGAGTTCAATTTTGCTTTCCCTGATGGATCACAGGAAAAATCATGGATCAACTATCAAGATATGATGGCTAAGATTCAATGTGATAACATGTTCGCTCGTATGCTTTTATACGGACAAAAGAACTGGGGTGATGATAAGAAATACTTAAACCGTGATGAGAAGACAAACTTCAGCATCGAAGCAGGTGAAGGTCTTTTCAATCAGATTGCACCAGGTAGTATTCACTACTACAATTCTTATGACCTAGATTGGCATATGGAGTTACTCCTAGATATGGGAGTAGGTAAGTTAGAGCGTGGTAAGCGTACAATTACAATTGGTACTGGTGAATTCGGTGCTTACGAAATCCACAAGCAGATTCAAGCGAAAGCTAGTGCTTGGACGATCCTTCAAATGGATCCAGGTTTCCTTCGTAAGACTGGAGCTGGTAACACAGGTTCTGCAAATACTTTCGGATTCGGAGGTCAGTGGAACGAGTATGAGTATGTAAACGGTGTTCGTCTTAAAGTTGAAATCATTCCATTCTTTGATGATGATGTTAGATTTAAGACTCGTCACCCTGATGGTAACCGTGGATTAGTAGAATCTCACCGAATGATCGCATTCGATTACGGTGGAGAATCTGGTATCAAGCGAGTCGTACCTAAGTCAGGAGACGAAGCTTGGGGTTATATCCCAGGACTTAGAAACCCATTCTCTCCAGGTGGTAAAGGCAAACTTCAAACTATCGCTTCTGAAGTAGATGGTTACAAGGTTGTTATGGCCAAGTGGGGAGGTATTAAAGTAGAAGATCCTACAAAGATTGTAGACTTACGCTTTAACTTTACTCGATAAACAATTCTAAATTTAGATTAAAATGGCAGACAATTTGAATGAAGTAGAAGGAACGGAGAAGGCAGTAATGTCTTCTCCAGCTTCTTTCTTTAAAAAACCAGAGTTAACTAACTTTTTACGTAAAAAAGTTGTAAGAATACGACCAGTAATACGTGCGAAGCAATGGGAAAAACTCTTAGAAATGCAACGAAGAGATGCATATATGTATAACTCTTCTAAAAGAACTTACACTCTCCCAGTTAGTGGAAGAAGCGGTTCTCTTGTAGCTTTACTAGATAACACTACACCGAAGGTGACAGTGCAGTATCCAGATAAAGAGATGACTGAACAAAAATTCTTTGAACTAGAGCTAAATAAAAATTTGAATCTTTATAATCATAAGGCTGAGAATTTTTGGTATACTGATAAACTAAGTAAGATCACTATCGGAAAAGATGGTATCGAATTAGATTTAGGTACAGCGTTAGGAATGTTACGTTACAAGATTCTTCTTGCTAACAAAATTCTTATTGCTCCAACCAGAGAAATAGCTGAGAGTATTCCTACTTACGAATTCTACGTTGAAGACGCTGAACAAGTAAGAGAAACAGAGTTTGACTTTGCTAATAAAAAAATGGAAGCATTTAGTATCTTTAATGATGCAAAAGATGACGCTAAGAAACTAGCTTCATTCTTGAAAGCATGTAACAAAGGTGTTAATCGAAATGCTACTCTTCCATGGCTTAGAGGTGAAGTTTACAAGATAGTGGAAGCTAATCCGGAATCATTTTTAATTGCGGTTCAGGATCCATTATTTGAAGATAAGGCTTTTGTATATGACGCAGTTACCGCTGGGGCCATAGTACGTAAAGGTCGTGAAGAATTTGGACTAGATACAGGAACTATCTTAGGTAACATAAATGCAACTATTGCATACCTAAATAAGCCTGAAAATAGTGCAATGTATAATATCATTAGAGAACGCGTTAATAGAGCAGCATAATGACGGCAAATGACATGGCTAATCGCCTAGAGTACCTTATAGACAGAACATCTTCAAAAGGATCTCCAGGATTCGAAGATGAAGAGCTATCTGCGTTACTTACTAAAGCGATGTGGCAGTTCATTAAAACCAACATTTCTCCATTAACGAATCTAAAGAGACAAGGTATAGAAGAGTCCGAAATTCGAAATCAAGGTTTTAGTAACCTTGTTAAGAGCGGAACAGCTACTCCTGCAGCTAACACTTCAGAAAACTTTAGTGCTGGTCAGTTTGTAGACTTACCGAGTGATTTTATGTATATGTTATCGGAAGACGCAACAACTAGTCAAATTAGTTGTGCAAGTCCAGACGTCTACGTAAACTGCTCAGTCGATGTAGTTTCTCATAATGATTATAGTAAACTGAAGAATAATCCATACAGAAAGCCCTTTATCAAAAACGATGAAGGGCTCGTATGGAGAATGACGATAGGTAGAACAACAGACGGCGAAGACGGTTTAACTCCTACGTATACTGCTCCTGACAGAACTTTAAAGCGTCATGAGTTAATTACAGATGGATCTTTTACAATTACTTCGTATAAGTTTCGTTATCTTAAGTATCCTCCAGAAATAGTAGTAGATTTTACTACTGTGGCTAATCAAAAGAACTGTGTGCTAGATGACTCTACACATGAATCTATTCTTGAGATAGCTGCTGGTATACTAAGGACTTCTACTGACCGTCAGACGGTGCCGAATGTACCGCCTATTCAGAATTTTGAGTAAATTTGTAATTCAATTAATAATTAAAAACAACTAATCATGAACGCTAGTTTAAGAACAGCTGACAATATTTCAAAAGTATTGGTAGCTAAATGTGCAGCAGCTCACGGGCTTGCAGATGGCACACTCGTAGAAAGCCTTGCAGATGGTATCGTTGCAGTTGTTCGTCCAGATAATACTATCGTGGCGATGACAGGTGATACTATTTTAGGTGACTCATACATCACAGGTGGTGGATCTTTCCGAATTGTACAAGGTACAGGAGTCGGAAGCCCACTTAAAGTATCTCCTTTGTTAACTTCTGGATCTTACACTTTGTCAGGGTCTAAGTTCGCAGCAGAGACTCAACAAGTAAGTTATATTGGCTTCAACGGTACTTCAGGTGCTATTGATGCAGCAGATGCTAGTACTAGTTACTACATTACTGTTATCATGAATAACCCTAACGAAGCTGATCGTAGTCAACCTCGTAGACTTTATGGACAGTATACTACTCCAGCTTCAGGTCAGACTGATGCTCTTAGTACAAAACGTTTAACTGAAAATCTTATCAAAAATTTCGGGAAACTGAAAGATGATAATTTACTAGTTGAGCGTACAAACAGTGGAACTAACACTGCTTTAGGAACAGGTGTAGACAATGTAGTCTTTACTAATGGTTCGAAAACAGTTAGTGCAACTGACATTGATAATGCTACTACTAACGCTGCTCTTGCAGTAGGTGAGCTTATTCGTGTAGGTACTGCTGATACTGATCCAGTTTATGCAATTGTATCAATTGATACAGCAGGTAATACTTTAGAGTTAGATATTCCTTTCCAAGGAGCTACTACTACTCTTGCTGATACAGCACTTGAAAGAGTAACTGTTGCTAACCTAGGAGACTGGGGAATTAAGCTTTCAGGAAAAGATCGCTCATTTGATGTAGCTAAAAATCGTAACAATTATACTGTTAGATTTACTTTGACTACTTCTGATAGCTTTAATGTAACTCCTCTTACAACAACTGTAAAGGCTTTTGAAGGAGCAGGAACTGCTGAACAAGCAGCTATGGCTTACTACGAAGGTGAAGGATTCGAAGGAACGAATGATCTAATCGGTGTTCCTCCAGGAGCTCGTAACGCTCTTCCTACTCCTATTACAAGTGAGTACGCAGTGCTTAATTTTGCAATTTCAAATACAGTTGGATCTGTTGTATCTAACAGTACTTTGAGAAGTAATCTTATCGTATACCTAGAGTATTCTGATGGGTCAACTGGTGGTACAAACGGAGACGTTTCTGCTAACGGTGAATCTATTGTAGGTACTACTGCTACATACGATGCCTAATAACCATTAATCAATACGCCCTCCTCTTAAACTTCTTTAAGTCTGCCGACAACATTTTTGAGGAGGGCTATTGGTTATTAACTTTATAATCAATGGCCCTTAGTCTTGTATACGATGCGGAATTAAACGCAACCGGTGACACTGTTTCCTTTTATGATATTTCAGGAGTATACGATGCTTCCACTAACCTTGGTGGTTGGGGAGCCCCTAACGATGTACCTGGAGATGTTACTTCAGCTGTTTTAACAGTTAAAGATTCAAATAATGACACAGTTACTACTATTAATGTTTTAACAACTTACACAGCGTTTGCATCGAGCCCTACAACTAAAATGTTACTTGCTAACATTTCATGGCCTTACGCAGATGGATATTATCTTTTTTCATTAGCCATTACTTCTGCTACACCTTTAGTCGTTTCAGCCTTTGAAACTGAGTTTTTGTTTTTAGGTAAAACGAAAAACTACGTAAATGATCTCTGGGTTAGAGCTATGCTTAAAGGTAGCTGTGATTGTGATAGAAAAGAAACTCGTGAAGCAATGCGAGCTGAAGCTATCTACCAATCAATGAAAGCAAATGAAGTTAATGTAGAAGCTGCTGATGTCGAAAAAATAATTGAATTAGCTGCTGATGTTGCAGCAATCGCAACTACTAGACAACTTATACCGTAATGGCTGTAATTAATACAGAACTAAACTATAATGGGTATCTTTCTGGAAACAAAGAGGTACTTACTCAATTAGTCTTACTATATCGTCAACGACTTATTCAAGGAATCAAGTCGGATAATATGTTAGAAGATGTTTTTGTATTTACTAGTGCCTTAAGAATTTTAATGGAATATGATGCTTCAGATATTGAAGCCGTATCACCTAGTGCTAACATTATTACTCCTACACAAATTAGATATGTTTTAAATACATGTAATTGTATACGAGTAAAATACAATATAGATATTAACTTTGCAGCTTACATTCTCGAAGCAAATGGTGGAACTGTACCTGCAACTGCAATCCTTGAAGAAAATGGTGATCCGTTGTTAACTGAGTCAGCTGATTACATACTAACAGAATAAGATTATGAGTAAAATTAGTTTATTAACAGAATTAACTGACGGTAACATTGTCGACAATGACTTATTCGTTGTTGTTGATACCTCAGCAAGTATTACTAAAAAGGGACAGGCCTCTTCTTTGTATACTTACCATTTGGATAAATTAGCTGCGGCTAATCGTTTGGTTCCTACTTTAACTTCTGCTGGAACTACTTTCCTTAGAGATGATGGTACTTTTGCTACACCACCTGATACCAACACTACTTATGCAGTTATGGCTGCAGGTAATAGTTACGCAGCTGGGTTAGTTGCTGCAGGTGCAGCTACACATACTGGTTCTTTTTTAAGAAAAGACGGAACTTGGGCACAACCTCATACGAGTCAGTATTGGTTAACAACTGCTAGGCCAACTGTAACAATATCAACTGATGGGGCTACTGATGGAACTTTTGTATTAGCAGCTACAACTTATGTAGATACATTAATATTAAATTCTCCTGTATCAGATAATATAACACAGACTCAGTTAAGTTTTTCTTCTAGTTTAGAAATAGAATTAGCTGGACATAGTTCAGGATCCATGACTTTTCAATTATCAATAGATTTTGCAAGTTTTAGTGTAACAATGACTAACTCTGTAATTTCTCCTACAATATTTCCTGTAACCCTTTTTAATACTACAGATCGTACTCACTATCCAGCAACAGGTACTTTAACAGGAACTAGTTTAAAAACTACATTTAACAATGCAGGGTTTACTGCTGATGCAACAAAAGAAATCACTATATCAGGCTTTTTACAATATCTTACTGTTACTCCTTAATTAAAATAACATGGAATCTAAAGAATTTACAAAATACGTAAACACTGGTCTACTAAATACTAGACCTCTTATTATTACTGATACAGTTGCAAGAACTGATCTTAACGGTTTCGCTGTCCAAGTAATTGCTGAAGCT